ACATGCGGTCATGCCATGACGGCAGCGCGGAGCTATGGGCGCGGCTCCTACCTGGGGAAGAGGAATGACGTTCACCCTGGAAGAAGCCGAAGCCCTCCTGCACGCGACGTGGGGCTACCGATCGTTTCGCAAGAGTCAACGTGCCGCGATGGAGTGCGTGGGTGAAGGCGACGACGTGCTCGCGGTGCTGCCGACCGGCACCGGCAAGTCGCTCCTCTATCAGCTCCCCGCGCTCCTGTGCGAAGGGGGGACGATCGTGGTCTCGCCGCTGATCGCGCTTATGAAGGATCAGGTCGATGCTGCGATCGCTCGCGGCGTACCTGCCGCGTGCATCAACAGCTCGATGGACGACGACGATCAGTGGGATGCTGTCGAGGGCTTCGTGAACGGATCGACGAAGCTGCTCTACATTTCGCCCGAGCGCATCGGCGTCAAGTCGTTCCTCAAGACGATCCAACGCGCCGACGTGTCGATCGTGGCCGTCGATGAGGCGCACTGTTGCAGCCAGTGGGGCCACCAGTTCCGCCCCGACTACATGCACATCCATCGTCTCATCCGCGCGGTGTCGGACGGGGACGACCGGCCGCAGGTGCTCGCCCTCACCGCGACCGCTACGCCGATCGTCGTCGATGACATCGTGACCTCGCTCGGGCTCGACCGCGAAGAGGTCTCGATCCTCGTGGACGATCCAATCCGTCACAACCTCGCGTATCTGTTCGAGGACGGAGGCATCGACGGCGGCTACGGGAACTCGTGGCGCGTCGTCCACCGGCTCATCGGCAACATGGACGTGCAGAGCGGTCGGCACCTCATCTACTGCTCGTCGCGCAACGGTAGCGAGAAGCTGGCGGAGATGTGCGCGGACCAACACGGCGATGGCGTGGGCGTCGCGTACCACGCGGGACTCAACGACACGGTACGGAACTCCGTGCAAGAGGACTTCTCGGACGACAAGGGGCGTGCGCGCATCGTGTGCGCCACGACGGCGTTCGGCATGGGTGTCGATATCCCGAACGTCCGTACCGTCGTGCTGTTCGGCTTCCCGGGTTCGCTTGAGGACTACACGCAGCAGATCGGTCGCGCGGGTCGTGACGGGGAGCCGTCGAAGACCATCCTGGTCGGCGACTCAGGCTCGGCTGATTGGCAGATGCGGCTGATCGAGAACGAGAACCCGCCGTGGCAGCACTACCAACTCGTGTGGGAGTACCTGCACACGCAGCTACAGCCCGGCGAGTCGATGCGCTCGAACCGCAACGACATCGCGCAGAACATCACGGCGCAGAAGGTGTCGGCGCTCAACCCCGATCAGGTGGGCGTGATCCTGAACCGCCTGCACAGCGCGGGCCTGCTCGAACGTCAGTCCATCAAAGAGGGCGTGCCGGTCACGGTGAGCCGCAGGAGACTCCTCCAGGCCATCGAAGACCCCGGGAAGGCGAGGCCGCAGCTTGTCCACGTCTGGAGCACGTTCTTGGCGGCGTGCGTCGAGCCCGCGTTCGCGCAGGAGGGGACGGACGAGCTGGTCGTGTGGATCAACAAGACGGCGCTCAAGGAACAGTCCGGGCTCAGCCCCTACTACGTGACGAAGGCGCTGGAGGCTCTCCAGGGCACGCGGGGCGCGGTGTTGGAGATCGGACGAGCGGTGTCGGGACTTCTCATCAAAATAATCAAGTGGCGTGCGGATCTGGTCGAAGAGATGCCTGTCGAGCGTATCGAGGAGAAGCGCAACCGGGACTTTGCCCGGTTCAACCGGCTCCTCGCTTACGCGCGGCTGCGTAGGGAAGACGAGCGTAAGCAGATGCTTCGCGACTACTTTCTTCGTACCGACTAACCGATGCCGAGCCCGCCTATCGGGCGCTCACGCGCTAGACTGCACGCGCAGCCCGCGCCGCCTTCGTACCTAAAATCTCAGGGATGGGGTTTCGAGCGTAGGTGGCGCGGGTGCTCCTCACCATCACATGAACGACCCGCACTACATGAGTCCTGAGCAAGCCAAGGCGCTGCGGGATCAGACACGTCCGCCACGACGCCCGCTGATCTGGAAGATCGTCGTCGTCGCCGTGGCGATTTTCCTGTCGATCGCACTGACGATGTGCACAGGGGGGATGATCCTGTGATGAACGCGCTCGGTGGCTTCGAGCCCGGGAACATCTGGTTCACGGCCGACCACCACTTCTTCCACGGCGGGATCCTGCATCCCGAGCACGGCTCGTCACGGGCCGCGCGGTGGAGGCTGACCGACGACATGAACGCCGCACTGCTCAAGCAATGGCGCGACACTGTTGGTCGTCGTGACATCGTGTACTGCCTCGGCGATCTGTTCGCGCGCACGAACTCCGTCAGCAAGGTGCTCGGCCTGCTCGACCAACTGTCGGGCTACCAGATCATTCTGCTCGGTGGCAACCACGACGACAAAATGCTTCGCAAGCTCGTGAGACAAGGACGGCTCCCACAGCACGTCCGGCTTGTTGCGAATCCAATGGACGAGTACGTGGGGCTCGACCAGCGCATCGAAGGACACCAAGTCTTCATGCGTCACTTCCCCAACGCGCCCGATGAGGCATGGCCGGGGAAATCGAGTGGGACGCTGCTACTGCACGGCCACTCGCACGGGAATCGAGAAGAGCACCCCGCACGGCTCGACGTGGGTTGGGACGTGCACGGTCGTCTACTGTCGTTCGCAGACGTGAAAGTCTGCATGAAGAAGAGCGAAACGGATGGAGACAGGACAGGAACCCCCGCACGGTGAGTTCGATGAGCTGGTCAAGAGGCTCGGACTCGTACGAGCACCGAAGCCACCGCGCGAAGAACTCGACGCGCGGCAGAAGCTCATCGACGCCTCTCGGATACCCGGCGGACGCCGCCACAACGACCCTCCGGCGCACCCCTTCTACCCGACTCCGAGAGTGTCGCCTGCGCTCCTCTGGATCATGCTCGGATCCGCGAGCATCACAGTTGGCTGTGGTTGGCTCTTGTGGTGGTGGTTGAGCTGAACCACTACATCTAGCGGTTGACAGATCTCGGTCGATCCCGCACGCGCGCGCATTCCGAGCATAGGGAGCATAGGGAGCATAGCGAGCAGAGCGAGCAGAGCGAGCAGAGCGTGCCCTTAGACGAAGCGGCCCCTTCTTCTCGTTACCTACTGTCTGACAGTCTGACATTAGGATCTGGACGAACTATAGATCGAAGTACGCTTCTGAAATATCCCGGCCGAGACGTTCGGAACTCCCCGGACTTCGACTCCCTGGAGGGAGTCTCCGTCGCCAACCGAGCGAAGCTCTCGGGTGAGGACACAGTGTCCAGAGCGGCCGACCCCCCAAACCCCCCGCCCGCCGCCCCGTCGCATCGTGGGATCGCCCGGCCTTGTGTTTTCAAGACCGCTCGTGGTTGACTCGGGCATCGGGGTGCTAGGATAGCTTCCTCGTTCGGGGATCCACTGCGCTCAGGCGTCGTAGGTCATCACGCCCGGACGAGACCCGCTGCCCTCGGCTTTTCGGGATCCGTCCTGGGGGGTCGAGGGCGGTTCCTAATCCGACACCTCGGCCAACGGTCGATCGGAAACACATGAAGCGCAGAGCCGCCATCTACGTCCGGGGCGCGTGGGCGGAATTACACAACGCGCCGGATGACACGCTCGATTCGTGTCTCTCGTTCAAGCACCCGAACCCGTGGTACTCGCAGGCGTACCGCGAGAAGCGGTGGGACGGGATGGTGCGGCTGTTCGAGCGCAGCACCAACCGCTTCCCTGCCGGGCTGGTGGAGCGCGTGGTCGCTCACCTCCACGACCTCGACCGCGAGTGCTTCGTCAGCGGCTTCGACGACAAGACCCCGCGAGACCTCTCCAGCCTCACCCGCGACTGGCTGCCCGGCATTGAGCTGTGGGATCACCAGTGGGATGCCGTCAACGCGATGCTCGTGCACAAGCGCGGCGTCGTGAAGAGCCCGACCGGCAGCGGCAAGACCGAGGACATCTTCACGGCCGCGAGCTTCCTGTGGGAACAGCACCAGTGGCGCAGTCTGATCCTCGTGCCCAAGAAGGGCTTGCTGCGTCAGACGTACGAGCGTGCGTGCGTGTACTTCGACGACTGGATCTCCGTCGGGATGGCGGGAGACGGCGAGCGCATCGAAGGCAACATCGTTGTCGCGACCGGACAGACGATGCAGAAGTGGAAGGCGCAGCGCACGAAGAAGCGCGGCATGACTCCCGCCGATCCGTGGCTGCGCGAACTCGTGAAGAGCTACGAGGTGCTGTTCCTCGACGAGTGCCACCGTGCGAGTTCGGACATGTGGTACGACATCGCGATGAACTCCGGCGCGCAACGTCGCTACGGATTCAGCGGCACGCCGATCAAGGACAGTCAGATCGACGACATGCGTTTGATCGGCGCGACGGGTCCGATCCTGTTCGACGTGGAAGCGACGGGACTGATCGAGCAAGGGCTCGCCGCGAAGCCGAAGATCCTCATGGTGATGAGCGACGAGGTGAGCGGCGACGACATCACGGAAGACGTGGAGAACGCGGCGAACGAACAGCGCGAACTCAACGTAGCGAAGCAGCGCAAGAAGAAGCGCGCCAAGAAAGCACCTGAGCCCAACAAGTACCGCATCGCGTACCGGCTCGGAGTCATGTGCAACGACAAGCACAACGCGGCCGTGGTGCGCGCCGCGCAGTGGATGGTTCAGAAGAAGCGCAAGACGTTGCTGCTCTGCCGCTACAAGGAACACTTCGACATCCTCGCCGAGCTGCTCGACGAATCGAACATCGAGTTCATTGGCGTGTGGGGTGCGTCCGACAACTCCGACCGCGCGCACGCCAAGGATGCGCTCAGCGACGGCCGCGTGAACCTCGTACTCGCGACGGGAATCTGGGACGAAGGCGAAGACATCCCGGGAGTCGATGGCATCGTGCTCGCCGAAGGTGTGGCGGCGAACACGAACTCTCGCCAGCGCATCGGACGCGGGATGCGTAAGGACACCGAGGACGTGTGGGTGATCGACTTCGTGCCGACGTGTCACGCCACGTTGCGAGAGCACGCGGCGAAACGCGCCGAAGCGTGGGAGGGCGAGGGCTACGAAGTGTTGGTTTGGGCGGATTGGCCTAAGTCCGCACGGGCACCGCTCAACCTTCCGTTTGACCGCTGGGATGCTGAGGTCGCGTAGCAAGAAAAATCCTGCCCGTGCTTGACGTGCCCCCTGCTTTGTAGATACACACTGGTCCGTGATGACCGAAACGACTTCTGCAACGATGAGCGCGCGTGAAGAAAACCCCTGTACCGTCTCCCGACGGAGTGCCGCGCTGCTTTGGCGTGGAATTCGATTCCAAAGACCTCGGGTGCAGGGCGTGCGCGGTTCAATCGCGATGCGTTCCTATCGCGACGCAGTGGCGCGCGCGTCGGTCACTCACTGAGCAGATCGCGCAGCTCACGACGACGGTTGCGGCTCCCCGCGAAGAGTCGATCCAACAGACCTACGATCGGCTGCACCGCGAGATTCTCGGCACACGATCTCGACGCACGCTGACGGCGCGCAACGAGGATGCGTTCGCGCAAGTGACGAGCCACCTGATCGCGCAAGGGCATGATGCCGCGACGTTCATCGCCGGTAACATGTGGGCGATGAAGCCCTGGGTGGAGAAGAACCAAGACATCGGCTTTCAGCCGGTGCATCTGCAAGGTGAGAACGCCGAGCGCCGCTACTTCGCCTATCTGGGCAAGCAGTCCCGCCGCTTCCGCCAACAGCGCCACACCGGACAGACGAGCGGCACGCTGCTCGCGGACATTCGGCAGAAGCTCTACCTCGCCGAGTTCGAGGTCGGGATGGCGTACGTGCGCGCCTACGTGGACGACGGCGCGGCCGACTGGCAGGAAGCGATCGTGGAAGCGAAGCCGTGCATGGAGTGGCTGGCGGTCGAGTCGCAAGGGCAGGGCCGACGTGCCAATGGGTTCGCGGAGCTGAACTCACAGTTCGGCGCGCTGCGACTGCGCACGGAGAAGAACCTCGTCCGCCTCCAGGCTGCCGCCGCTGTCGCGGAGTCGTACGAGCACGACCTCTCGCACCGCATAGGCGCACGACCGTTCGAGTGGGAGAGCTTCGCCAGACTCCTTGCCCGCCTCTTCCCGATCCTGGACACAGTGTCCAGCGCGGACCTGCGCGGTGTTGAGGGGGTGGCGTGGCATGGCTAACCAGTACGAGTTCGGAGACGCCTTTCAACGTCACTCGCTGGCCGTGCTCATGCGGATCCCGGGCGGCGTGCTGCGCTACCGGAGTGCGCTCGATCACACCTACTACGGGTCCGACGGTCTGCGTACGATCGCGGAGACGTTGTTCGCGCACGTCGATGCGCACGCACGTCTGCCGCAACAGCCGACGCTGACCGAGGAGGTTCGGGATCAAGTCTCGGATGACGACTTCCAAAGCGTTCGTCGAACACTCGACCGGCTCTACAAGGAGGACGTGAGCGACGCGCAGGCTGTGTTGCTCAAGCTGATCGAGTTCGGCAAGCAGCAGGCGCTCATCAACGCGGTCGTCAAGTCGGCCGACATGCTCGACCGTGGTGAGCGCGAGCTGCGTCCGCTGTTCGACGAGGCTGCGTTGGTGGGTGAGGATCTGCTCGACATCGGCGTCGATTACAAAGCCGAGTTGGAGGACCGACTCGCGCGCTATCGCGATCCGTCGATCCAAGCTGCCGACGTGATCCGCACCGGCATACCGCACCTCGATGCGATGTTGGATGGCGGACTCGGACGCGGCGAGATGGGCGTGGTCCTCGCACCTCCGAAGCGTGGCAAGTCCACGACGCTCATCAACTTCGGGTTCGGTGCGCTGACCTCCGTGCATCGCTACAAGGTCGCGCACTACAGCCTTGAGATGAGCCAGGACAAGGTGTCGGCGCGCTACGACGATCGCCTTATGGGGGATCGCGTCGCGTACAAGAAGACCGACATGGAACGCTACGTCGGGGGGCTCGCACAGCGCATGAGGCGCGCGGTGCGTGGGCAACTGTTCGTCAAGGACTACCCGACTCGCGGCGCGTCGGTGTCGAAGATCAGGAGCCACCTATCACTGCTCGCTGCACGCGGCTTCCACCCGGACCTGATCCTCGTGGACTACGCGGACATTATGAAGCCGGAGCGTCGCCTCGGTGAGATGCGGCACGAGCAAGCGGGCATCTACGAAGACCTCCGCCAGCTTGCCGGTGAGTACAACGCTGCTCTGTGGACGGGATCTCAGGCGGGTCGCGGTGCGCTGGAGAAGGACATCATCACGATCGAGGACTTCGCGGAGGCGTTCGAGAAGGCGGCGATCGTCGATGCCGCGATCGCGTTTTGTCAGACGAATGACGAACGCATCGAGCGTCGCTGTCGTTTGTTCGGCGCAGCCCTGCGGAACCAAGAGGACGGCCGCACGGTCGAGTGCGAGATCCAGCGTGATGCGTGTCGGCTGCGGTCGCTCGGTCTCTACGACGTGGCGGGAACCAAGATGGTCGTGGATGGCATCGACGATAAGCGCGAGACCTACGCGGCACCGAAGGTCAACAAGGACGCGACGCGCAACAAGACCGCGAAGCGTCTCAAGGACAAGGCCGGACTGACGCGCAAGAAGGCGGGCAAGAAGGTCTACAAGAAGTCCGCGAAGAAGACCGGCAAGAAGACGACGGCGCGCCGACGTTCGGATCGCGTCACCCACAAGGTTCAACTAGAGGACGACGAATGAAGTACGCAGCAAAATTAGAGTTCGACGAAAAGGGCGAGATGGTTTTCATCGGCCCCGCGTGGCGGGTGGTGATCTCGGAGGAGACGGACGGCGAACAGGTCGCCACGTATCTGACCGAAACGCTTGAAGACGTGGAGGCCGAGGAGATCGACGGACTGATCGCGTCGAGTGCCGTGTCGATTCTCGCGCCCGAGCTTCCGAATGATGGTGGGCTTGACTTCGACGCCGTGGATGACGTTGCGGCGAAGGCGCTTGAGGAGGTACTGCGTCCGAGTGTGGAAGCCCTGTTCCCCCACCTGTTCCCCCACCTGTTCCCAGATCGCGTGACTGTGTGATCGCGTCGTGAAGCGATACACGCTCCTCACCTACCTCGACCACAGGCTCGGACGACACTCAGGCAACGGACCCGAGTACACGTTCCACTGCCCCGCGTGCATCGACCGCATCGGCACCGACGGCGACAAGAAGAAGTTTGCCGTGAACCTCGTGAGGCAGCGTGGCCGTTGCTTCCGCTGCGACTTCAAGTTCCGCGACCTCGCGCATCTGTTTCGCTACGTCAACGGCGGCTTCGTGACTCCGCAGGAGCGTGTGCTACTCCGCAAGGAACCGCCGCTCGTCGTCGAGAGTGTGTCGAAGACCGTGAAGGAGTTGCTGAGCCGGGAGGTGCCGGGCGTTGAGTCGCTGCGGAAGCATCGTCTTCCCCGAGGCACCAAGCCGTTCGGCAAGGTCGATGTCACGCAGCACCCGTGGAAGCGCGCGTTCACGTACTGGCAGTCGCGCGGCTTCGACATGGACGACGCGCTGCGTTTCGACGTGCACTACTGCCCGAGCGGCGCGACGTACGGTGACCTCGACTACTCGGGCTACCTGCTCTTCCCCGTGATGCAGAATGGAGAGCGCGTGTACTGGACGACGCGCTACTGCGGCAAGCACCACATCAAGAGCAAGAACCCTCCGAAGCGCGAGGGCTATTTCAGCCGCGAGCACTGCCTGCTCAACTACGACGGCGTGGTGGGCGAGAAGCTCGTGTCGCTCGTCGAAGGTCCGACGGACTGCGCGGCGTACGACGTTGCGCTCGCGCTCATGGGCAAGGAGATGAGTTCGTTCCAAGCCTTCCTGATCGAGCTACTGGTCGAGCACGGACTCGAAGAGCTGGTCATCAACCTCGACCCCGGGACGGGCAAGAAGGTCGATGAGATCTCGGACATGATGCGCGACCGCGTGCCACGGCTGTCGGTCCTGTACTTCGACCACGGCGATCCGTGCTCGCGGCGGAGCGAGCTGGCAGAGCTACAGGAGACCCGCAAGGCTGCGCCGACGTTGGGCGACCGCATCCGAGCGCGCCTCACGCACGACTGAACACTACCTGTAGTGGTCGCGGGTTTCTGCCCGTGTCACTGGCAAAAACACCTACACATCGCTAACCTCCACGATCCAATGCACGACGAACAATGGGACCTCATCGAAGCTGGCGATCTCCTGGATCACCTACCGGAAGCCACGCCCGAGGCTCCGAATCCACGGCCTAGACGCTTCCAGGTCTTCAAGCTCGATAAGGGCAAGGTGTTCGCGGTGCGGGTGATGAGTCAGCGCGATGAGGGCGCGACGGGCTTCACCGAGACCGAGACGGCTGTGATCTCCAGGAACGATCCTCAGTGGACGCTCGTGCGGTTGAAGTCGAAGGTGATGGCGACGGGCGGCTTCACCGTCACGCGCGCCGCCACGGGTGAGACGGAGTACCAGCGATGCCCGAGCCCGATCCGACGCTCCGAGACGACACCGCAGACGTTGGAGAACCGACGTTGAACGTCACGCTTGATCCGTCGGTCATCGCCCCCGAGTGCTTCCGTTCACCGGAACGCTGCGCGGCGTGTGCCGACTGCGGGTTGCGACTCCTGTGCTTTGAGCGTCATGCCGAACATGAACCCGTGCACTTGCTGCCGAGACCGAGGTTCCCCGGTTGACCGTCACCCGCCGGAAGAAGAAAGTTCGGCGCGCAGGTCTCAAGTCAAAGGCTCGCACGCAGGTCGTTTCAGCAACGCGCCCAATCGTACTCCCGGGTGCGGAGCCGAAGTCTGGTTGTCGTTGGTGTCCACTGTTCCCGTGGAGCGCGGACTTCCCGGCGGGCGGTGACTACAACCGCGACGCCGAGAAGATCATCGCCAAGGAGCCGGAGGGCCACAAGGTTCGTAACCGCTGTGTGCAGGAGGACGGCTGGTCGCAGGTGGACATCCTGTGCGTCGGTGAAGCTCCGGGCGCGAACGAGGACAAGTCCGCGACGCCGTTCGTCGGACAGTCGGGCACGTTGCTGCGCGGTGCCGTCGAGGCGTTGTGCGAGACGGCGGTAGGCCCCGACGGTGAGGCGCTCCTGACGCAAGCGCAGTTCGGCTACACGAACGTCGCGCGCTGTCGGCCCCCGCGCAACAAGAAGCCGGGTAAGACGATCGTGCAGAGCTGTATCCCACACCTCTCGCGCGAGATCGCGGCGCGCAAGCCGAAGGTGCTGGTGGCGCTCGGTGGCGTCGCGCTGGAGTACCTGACGGGGCAGACGGGCATCACGACGTTCAACGGGCGCGTGATCGACTGCATCCTCGAAGGCTTCGAGCACCTCAAGGTCGTGGCGTGTGTGCACCCTGCGTACGTCTGTCGGATGGACCACGAGATGCCGCGCTTCGTGGAAGCGTTCGAGATGGTCCGCGACGTTGTGCTCGGCGACTACGAAGCTCTGCCGGGCGAGGGCGATTACTTCATCCTCGACACGATCGAGGGCGTGCGCGAGCTGATCGGCATGTACCGCGAGGACGCCACCAAGGTCGCGGTCGATACGGAGACGGGCTCGCTCTACTGGTTTCAAACCGAGTTCCCCTCGCTGCTCTGTTTCTCGCTGACCAACCGCGCCGGTGAGGCGTACGTGATCCCGCTCGACCACCAGGACAGCCCGTGGCGCGTCGGCGGCCCGAAGGAGCACGAGCGCGAGGAGCTGTTCGAGCTGATCGGCGGACTGCTCGAAGACCCCGACATCGAGAAGGTTCTCCAGAACGGCAAGTTCGACAACAAGCACGTTCTGCACGCGACCGGCTACGCGATCGTCAACTACCGGGACACGATGCTCACGCACCTCGTTCTCGACGAACGCAAGGGCACGCACGGCTTGAAGCAGCTCGCGTATAGCGAGACCGGGATGGGCGGCTACGACGAGCCGATGGAGGCGTACAAGGCTTCACACCCCGAGGCCAATCCAAAGCGCGGTGGCAGCTACGCCAACATCCCCGGCGACACCCTGTTCCCGTATGCGGCGATGGACGCCGACGTGACGTTCCGTGTGGATGAGAGCTTGCTTGCGAACCCCGAGTACACGTCGAACGAGAAGTTCCAGACGCTCGCCGAGGTGTTCCTGCCCGCGCTCTCCGTTGTGTTGGCCGACATGGAGTACGAGGGCGCGCAGATCGACTCGTCCGTGGTTGAGCAACTCGACGAGAAGTACACGACCACGATGACGGTGAAGACGGCGGAGGTCGCCGAGTTCCCCGATGTCGTCAAGTACGCGAACGACCCGGACAAGATTGGCGACGCAGGCATTTTCAACCCGGGCTCGGGACCGCAGCTTCAACAAGTGCTGTTCGGGCTCATGGGCGAGACGCCCATCCACCTGACGAAAGGCGGACGCGAGCGCGTGGCGCTCCGCTACAACAACGCCGTCGCTGCGTGGCGCGCGAAGCGCAAGGGCAACAAGCCGAGATTTCAAGCGTCGGTGCGCGCGGCCGTGAAGGCGGAAGAGTGGAACCTCTTTGCCACGGACGCGGAGGTGCTGCATGAGCTGGAGCGCAACGGCAATACGCTCTGTCCGATCATCCTCGAATACCGCGAGGCCGAGACGCTCTACGGCACGTTCGTCAAGCCGCTCAAGTGGAACCTCGATCCGCTCGGCCGTATCCACGGCAACTTCAACATCCACGGCACGGTGACGGGGCGGCTCAGCTCCGACGACCCGAACCTACAGAACATCCCCAACAAGGGCGGCGGGCTCATCAAGAGCGCGTACGTCAGCCGCTTCGGAGCTGAGGGCCTGCTCGGGCAGGCGGACTACTCGCAGGTGGAACTGCGCGTCGCTGCGAGCCTCTTCAACGAGGACGCGATGATCGACACGTACCTGCGCGGCGAGGACATGCACCTCAACACCGCGCTCGACGTGTTCGGTCTCACGAAGGAGCAGTACGAGGCGCTCGACTCGAACGACCAGAAGCTCAAGCGCACGCAGTCCAAGCGGATCAACTTCGGCATCCTGTACGGAGGAAGC